TATACCACTTGTTCCTGCTACACCTGAAGTACCCATTGTACCTGATGAAGCTGAAGAACCGGAAGTAGCACTTAATGCACTTTGTCCTGCGGCACCACTAGTACCTGAAGTTCCAGTTGAACCTGAAGTACCACTAGAACCACTTGTTTGAGAAGCTCCGCTAGCTCCTATAGTTCCTGAAGTTCCTGATGAACCTGAAGTAGCTGAGGAACCTGATGTTTGACTTAATCCTGAAGTACCTGCAACGCCTGAAGTACCATTAGTACCAGAGGTTGCACTTGAACCTGAAGTTTGACTTATACCTGATGTTCCTGAAGCACCACTAACACCTGCTGAACCTGAAGTACCAGTACTACCAGAAGTTGCACTTGAACCTGATGTTTGACTTGCACCCGATTCACCAATAGTACCAGAAGTACCTGAACTACCGGATGTAGCTGAAGAACCTGATGTTTGACTTAAACCTGAAGTTCCAATTACACCACTTGTACCTGAAGTACCAGTTGAACCACTAGAACCACTTGTTTGAGAAATACCGCTAGTTCCTGCTACACCATTTTGGCCATTTGTACCATTAGTACCTGTTGAACCAGAAGTTGCACTAATACCAGAAGTACCAGCGTTGCCTGATTGTCCATTAGTACCAGATGTACCTGTACTACCACTTGTTGCACTAATACCTGAAGTGCCTGCTATACCTGATTGTCCATTAGTACCACTTGTTCCTGAAGAACCTGAAGTATTAGATGAACCTGAAGTTCCATCTGCTCCTGATTGTCCTATTGTACCTGAAGTACCACTTGAACCTGAAGTTGCTGAAGAACCACTTGTTTGACTTAAACCTGATTGACCAGCAACACCTGATGTGCCACTAGTTCCTGAAGAACCAGAAGTTTGTGAAGCACCACTAGCTCCTATTGTTCCTGAGGTACCTGTTGAACCACTTGTTCCTGAAGAACCTGATGTTCCATCATTACCTGATTGACCATTTGAACCTGAGGTTCCTGTACTACCACTTGTTTGACTTGAGCCACTAGTTCCAGCTACACCATTTTGACCATTTGTACCTGATGAACCACTAGAACCTGAAGTTGAACTAATACCAGAAGTTTCAGCAACACCTGAAGTACCTGAAGTACCTGAAGATGCTGATGAACCTGAAGTTTGAGATAAACCTGATGTACCTGCTATACCACTCTGTCCATTAGTACCACTAGTACCTGTTGAACCTGAAGTTGCAGAAGAACCTGAAGTTGAACTTAAACCACTTTGTCCTGCTACACCTGCGGTACCTGAAGTTCCTGAAGAACTACTAGAACCACTTGTTTGACTTAATCCTGAAGTGCCGGCTACACCTGATGCACCTGAAGTACCCGAAGTACCTGTACTACCACTTGTATTACTTGAACCACTAGTACCAGCATCTCCTGATTGTCCGTTAGTACCACTAGTACCTGAACTACCTGATACAGCTGAAGAACCTGAAGTTCCATCTACACCTGAGGTTCCACTAGAACCTGATGTTCCTGAACTGCCACTAGTTTGTGAAGCTCCACTTGCTCCAATAGTACCACTAGTTCCTGTTGAACCTGATGTTCCAGAAGATCCTGATGTTTGGGAATTACCACTATCACCTGTTGTACCTGAAGTTCCTGTTGAACCACTTGTTCCTGAAGAACCTGATGTTTGGCTTAATCCTGAAGTGCTAGTATTGCCTGAAGTACCATTTGTACCAGAAGTACCGGATGAACCTGAAGTTTGTGAGGCACCACTTTCTCCTACTGTACCTGATGTTCCTGAAGAACCTGATGTTCCACTTGAACCTGAGGTACCAGAAGCACCTGAAGTTTGAGAATCACCTGAAGTGCCAGCAATACCTGATGTACCACTTACTCCTGATGAACCTGAAGTACCTGAGCTGCCTGAAAAACCACTTGTACCTGATACTCCCGCTGTACCTGATGTTCCTGAAATACCACTTGTACCGGAAGTAGCATTTACATATCCAACAACTCCTGTAATTGGGTCATATGTTACTACATAAGGACCAGGTTGTACAGGCAAGGTTTTTATTATAATTGGTTGAGGATCTGAACCTGAAATTATTAAGGATCCTGTTATTTGTGCTGATCCCGAAAATGGAAAACCAACACCGGAAACAAATACTGTAACTCCTGTCGAACCAGAAAAACTACTAGTAAAAGCAGTAGCAGAACCACTTATATTAATAAACGGAACATTTTCATATACTAATATTTCGTTTTGATATATATTAAGCGCACCTCCTCCAGAACCACCGGTTCCGTCGTTTTGGAATACACCAATAGGTACTTGATCAAGGAATCTAACTCTAGCCATTTATCCAATATAAATATCTGGCCTTAGCCGATTGATGTTGTTTTATTTTTAGCTTCTCTTGCTCTTGGATTTTCTGTTATAATTCTATTTTCTTCAATGTTACTATCAAAAATAGCTGCGTTATTTATTGCTTCAATTGAAAAAATAATTTTAGATCTGTCTGAAAATTTCTTTATTGCGTTCATGTCTTTTTGTATAACATCTGGGATGATGTAGCCATTTAGTTTTAAATCAAAAGTACTACGTACTACTCTTTCTTGGTTTTCGGATAATTCAGTTTGGAAACCAAAAGAATCTATTCGTGCTTGAAATTGATATCTTTCTGGATTACCCCAATATGCATCAGAAGCATATTCTATTGCTTCAATTATTCGGTTTTGTTGTTCTACATAGTAAGTAAAAACAACAAATGAATATGTTACTGTTAAATAATCAGGCATTATAACAGCATAATATGTTTTTTCAGGAGCTCTGTTATTTAATACCTTAAAGTTATCATAAGCATTTTTAGGACTATAATTTTTTGTAAATACTCCAAAATTATTTGGATTATTAGCATCTAATTTATTAGCAATAGACCTATTTTTTTCAATAGAATTACGTTTAAATATAATTAAAGGTGCCATTAAATCACCTTTTAAATCTCTTAAATACCCATCTTTTTGAAATGATTTCCATTTTTCAGGGTCACCATATAATACTGGAACTGGTATTCTTTGTCCATTTTGGATAGTAAAAGGTTTTATAACACTTTGAAAATAATAAAATATAGCTTCGTCTATATCTTGAATACCTACACTAAAAGGTTTAGTAGTATCGTCTCTAAAAGATGTTTGTAAGGCCCTATTATTAGTTTCTGCCGCTGAATTAGGATTACCATATTCAGGGTATTTTGGAACTACGTTTTCTAAACTAAGTTCTCGTTGAGTTTTTGGTATTGGTTTAATAGGATTAGCCATTACAATCTTTGATTAATTATTCCAACACGATCTGCTGGAACATAGTGAGTTTGACAAATTACAGAAACGTTATAACCAAATTCACCTAAATCAGTTTCATATGGGTTATTACCATTCGCGTCTAAATATGGGTAATCAGGGTCTTTTCCAGTAAAGAATTGAACGATGTTTTCATTATCTATTTCATAATATCCATCTTGCCACATAATAAAATCACCAATTTGAGGTACAATATTAGCATCTACTAAATCATCTCTCAAAAATCTAAATACTACAGGCCAATTAAATCCTACTAAATTATTTTGTATAGGAGCTGTTTGATCACCAACTTCAATTAAAGCAAATAAATTAATAGGTTCTAAAAAAACTCTACCTTGAGATGCTTCTCCATACATGTTAGTAACAGTTTCTGTTACATTACATTTATAAAACACTACTTGTTGAGATATAATGTTATGCATCAATTCGCGATTCACGAATCGAAACATACTAATATCTCTCATTTGTCCGTATAGTGCCATATTATCCTATAAAAATTGTCATTGGTACTTGTTTAATTTCATCAACACGAGCTACTGATTCTGCTGCTCGTCTTTCAAGTAATGATTGGCGTGAAGTTTGATCAAAATATTCTCTTAATCTTGTAATTAAAGCTTCTTTTTCAGCAGTAGCTGATGTTACTAAATTGTCTCCATTTAAAGTAACCTCTGCTCCTGGGACTGGAATTTGGGAATATTTATTCCTTACTAAACCTAACATTTCTTTAGATTTAGCTAATGTGTATTCAAAAATCCAACTTCTACCTATTGAACTAATATTTGAATAAATAGGGTTAACATAAGGAGCATTTCCAACATTTGTAATTTTATTAGTTCCATTAGAAAATGCAGCATCTAATCTATCTTGTACTTTAATAAAATCAAATACTAAATATTCTCCATATCCTAGATCATTACCAAATTCACTACCATCAAAACCATCACCACCAAATCCAGTACCAGGTACTGGGAATACACTAATAATATTATTTATTAATTCAAAAGTATAATTAGCTAGTGTAACCTGATTATTCATTTCAATTGCTTGAATATTTTGGATAGTAAAACTAGTAGGCATCATTAAGTAGTTAGCATAACCACCAATGCCATAAGCTCCTGCAGCTGGTACACCTCCTAAACCACCAAAACCTGTTCCTAATAAAGGAGAATATAATTGGTTAACTGCTGGTGGTGGTTCATACCAAACATTTTTAATTTCAATACCACCTACAATGCCTTGTTCTTCTGCCCAAGCGGCTAAATCATAATCTTGAACACCGTTACGTAAAGTTAATCGACCTTTATACCAAGTTACATTACCCCCCGCTCCTGCTTCTTCACCATACTGTTGAGATAATCTAACAATAGTAGAAAATGTTGGAGTAAATACAGAATTATTAACTTCAATAGATGTTGGAGCACCTTCTAAAGATAAATAATTATCTCTTAATTGAAAAGCATATAATTCATTTCCATACACAGTGGTTGCTTCTTCAAAAGCAGCAAAAAAGTTAATTTGTTGTAATTCTACGTTTTCAATAGGATAACCTAAATGTAAAGCACAAAAATTAGATACTTTATTAGCATCTGTTTGGAATTGAATATCATTATCATAAAATCCAAAAGGAGTAGGTGGTGGCCAAGTATTACTTACATAATATGAAGAGGATACTTGAGCAAAAGATGCTGATCCTGGCCAAATTGGGATTACTGTTGATGCCATATTTTATTAGGTTGTTGCTATATAATATTCTATACTTCCACTACTACCAGATGGTTCTATTTTGACTGATTTAATGTCGTCAAAAATAACTCCACTAGTACTACCTGTCATTTTGCTTGTAGATAACATATATGAACTACCGGTTGCAATTAAATAACTCATAGCTTCAGTAGATGAAGAAATAATTAATTTCATTGGAACATTTACTAACGAAATATTAGATACTCTAACATATTTAACACTACTTGTTACAAAGGTACCAGCACCAGGTGCTGAATCCATAGAAAAAATAGTAGTTACTGAACCAGAAGGTACACTTAAAGATCTATTATCTACATAGTTGATACTATTAATATTATTAGTTACAGAAGATCCTACATTGTCTCCATTTAATGTTAGAATTTCAAATATTTGTGTAGTTAAAGTTGCCATGCTTTTTTCATATAAATATTAAAAAGCTATGGATTCGTCCTATTTTTTAGAATTTCCTGAACTACCTGATGTTCCTAAGGTTAATCCTTTTTCATAAGCATCATTATATAGATTAATTAAATCTTCTACAATAGGATCTCTATGATTTTGTTTTAAAGTAATGGCACAAAGATTTTTTATTTTTTTAGCAGCAGCATATAAAAATTTAAATCCAGAATCACGTTTTTGTTTTAAATCTACTTGAGCATCATCCCCACAAACCATCATTTTAGAATTTTTTCCAATACGGGTTACAATCATTTCCATTTGCTCATGTGTCACGTTTTGAGCTTCATCTACAATTACTATAGCGTTTACAAACGTACGTCCCCTCATAAATGATACAGGTACTATCTCTATTTGTCCCTCGTTTATACACTTTTCTACTTTGTCTTTATCATAAAGTAAAAACATGTTTTGATAAATAGGTTGTACCCAAGGATCCATTTTTTCTCTTAAATCACCTGGTAGGAATCCAATTTCTTCTCTTGATACTGTGGGACGTGTAATAATTACTTTTTCACAATCCCTCATAAACAATTTTTCAAGAGCAATTTGACAAGCTAACATTGTTTTACCAGAACCAGCAGCACCAGCTAATAATGTTATAGTATTTTCTAAAATTCTTGCTTTTGCTTCTTTTTGTTCTTCGTTTAATTGAATTTTAAACTTAATTGGATTTTTCGGTTTACGTTTTTCTTTGAAGATATCATCTTCATGACTTGGTTGTGTCATAGTTTTTAAAATTGATTTTTACTAATTTGTCTAATCCGGCATTTACATGCATTGTGTCTTCTAAAATAAGTTCAAAATCGTATCTATTATCCAATGGAAGTACTAGATCGACTTGTGACCCCCATCTAATTAAAGAAAATCTTTCATTTTGTGCAAATAAATCATTTTGTTGATTTGTGAAATGGGAAATAACGCTTACATCCTCATCACCAATTTGGATAAGGTAGTAAGTATAATCTAAAGAAGGAGAATAAATTTTATTCCACATTCTTTCATTATATTTAAGATATTCTAAGTTCGCAGGATTTATTTTACCATTAAAAATATCTTTTTCAGTAGCTAACATCGGTTTGTTAGTTGATTCTATCGCGTCTATAGGTTTATATGATAAAATACCTCCATAGGGTATGCGATTGATGTGAACATCATAAAACGACATAAATATACCGATAACTAATGAAGGTTTATTATATGTTTTATCACACATAGCATCTTGTAACGTGTAATTTATACCCTTTATTTCAACTATAGGTTCGGTAGGATCTTCAATAAACTTTTGATATAAAATAGTTCCATCCGCAGGACTATAAAAATGTTCAAAATCAATATAATTAGGACGTGTTGGGTCTCTAAAGAAAAATTGATTAGAAAGTTGACCAATAGATAATTTTTCGGCCTCGGCAACGTCTGTGTCCAGCCAATCCTCTAAATACTTTGCCATTAGATTAAAGATTTAGTGTAGTCAACATAATTTAAGTGCATAACACAACAAGATAACATAGCACCTGATTTCATATATTCTGAAAGATTAAAGAAAACGGGCTCCATACCTTCATTAGCACATATTTTTTCTAATGTATCAATCTTATGTTTTTCTAAATCGTATAATTCCTCACCTTTTTTAAGTTCGGAAATGTTAGAGGCACATAAAATCATATTTCCTAATCTTACAGAATTTGTAATACCACCAAAAGCATCATCAACCGAAACATCAACAATTTGAGTATATTTTTCAAGTTGTTTTAACTCTTCAGGAGCAAACAATTCAGTACAAACCATTGTCTTTTTATCGTTTAAGGGGAAAATAGAACAATCTAAGTGATACAAATAATCATCTACCATTTCAACAGGGATAACATTCATATCAAAATTCTCATTCATCCACTCATATGATTCTTTTTCTGAACGAATACCATAACCACCAATGTAAGTATTTCCACCTAAGTATTTTAAATCAGCTTCACCTTCCCACTTGTAAGGACAAATAGTAGTGTTATAACCCATTAATTTAAAAAATGGTTGAGCTGCTTTTTCCTCACCTTTTCTAGGTTCCGAAGTAAAATTAGATAAAATAATTTCATTTTTATCTTTTAAATGAGGTAAATAAATACCAACATTAGCTACATAAACTTGGTCTTGATAATTACCAAAAGAAGGTAATAAATAAGTTAACGAACCCCCAGCAATAAAATTATATAAATCCATAAACTGTTTATAAGCTTTAGGTTTATTAATTGTTAAATCTTCAGGAGATAATTCTTGCATCCAAATATTATTTGGATTTTCGGTTGATAACGTAAAGGGAAAGTTTAGTACATAACTTGGAACCGACAATTGGGAGGGTGTTTCTTTCATAAAATCGCGTCTATAGGTTTTATCTTCGTGTTTCTTATACATATAGTAGAAATACCTAAAAACAAAGAGGGCCTAGAAAAATCTAGGCCCTTTTGTTAAATGCTTATCCTTTCGTTAAGATTAGATAGTGTTTAAACCACTAATGTAGATCTTAGCGTAGAATTCAGGACGTAACATCTTCTTAGCGTAGCGAGTCAAGAGACCTTTACGTGGAACGAAAGTATCAGGATCGTACACAAGAGGAGTCATGATTAAAGGAATGTAAGGAGCAAATACAGCACCAGACTCAAGGAATTGAGATCCTTTGTAACCTAATAAGATTAAGTTTTCAGTCATGTAAGGGTTTTTGTAAACCTTATAACGACCGTTAACTGAACCAATCTTCTGTACACCAAAAGCATATTCCATTTGATCAGCTTCACCGCTATTAGTAGAAGCGAAACCAGGAATTGATTCTAAAATAGTAGCTACTGTAGGTGAAGTAACCATAAAGTTAGCACCTCCACGAAGAGTTAACTGGTGGATTTTGTTGCTTAACTTTTGTACTTTAGTACCTAAAGTTTGGAACCACTGACCTTGAGTGTTGTAGAAACCACTAGCCAAGGTAGTAGGAGCAGCTTGAGTAGAAGAAGTGATTACAGTGTTGTTAATAGCTGACCAGTATTCAGTACCAGCAGAAGCATCTTCAATCAACATATCTAAGATTTCGAGGTCAATTTCCATAGAAATGTACTCGCTCATTATGTTGGTTAATTCAGCTTCAGCATCGATGTTCTGGTAAGCTGCTAAATCTTGAGCAAATTCAGGAGTCCATACTGCTTTCAATTTCTTGGTTTTAGCAGTAATAGGCTGTGATTGCATTTTAACGTTAATCTCAGGGATAACGATTTGTGCATTTGAAGCAGCGTTAGGAACAGCGAATGAACCAGAAGCTTCGAAATCACCACGACCTGAGTAGTTACCTGAAGTTACGTTATCACCTGAAGTACCAGCACCAGTGAAACCAGCATTGATACCGTTTTGAGAACCAACTTTTTCATACAATACAACTACAGAAGCAGATTGAGCGATTCCAGAGAAGCTAGCAGCACCTGTGAAATAGAAGCTAATAGTAGCGTTAGTGTAATCAAAAGTAGTAAACTGAGGTAATAAGTTAGCAGCACTTACATAGCTAGCAGTAGGTACGAAACCACGAACAGCATCCATATCAAATGAAGGTAATACAGCATTTGAAGAGGTAACAGTTAATTTGTAGATTTGACCAGCAGCTACAGAAGCTGAGAAATCAGAATCAAAATTCAACTGAGCCCAAGAAGCTGAAGCAATAGAAGCTGTATTAGCAGCAACTGTGGTTGAAGCGTTAGTTAAAGAAGCAGTAGTTTGAATAAGTGAACTAGAGAATTGGTTAGTAGCATAGGTAAAGCGACCAGCAGGACCACCATATAAACCACCAGTAGCACTAGTAGTAGAGAAGGGGAACTCAGAAGCTGTGTTGCGAGTACCATACAAAGATTGACCAGCAGTGTAAGGGCTCTTGTTATTACCATATTGGAAATCCAAGAAGAACACGAGGCCAGAAGGCATGTTCATAGGTTGAACTGAAACGAATTCTTTGGCTACGATAGTTCCGAATACCTTACGAACTAAAGGCAAAGCAATACCAGCCCAGTTTTCACCCTGACCACCTGATGTGAAATAAGAGTTAGAAGCAATTTGGTTAGATTCGGTAACCAGCTGTTTAGCTTGGTTTTCCAACAAGATAGACATGTTGTTTTTTTCGATCTCAACTAAACCTTCCAACAATCCAGTTTTTGACCATTTACCGGCCAATTTAGCAGCGTCGCTCTGTAATGTTTTCCATGAGCCGGCTGCGCTTTCGAGTAATTGTTGTACTTGTGACATTTTTTTTTTAAATTTAATTTTTTGTTTTGTTATTTTTACTTAATAATTCCTGCAAGTTGTTGCCATCTTGCAATTTGTGAATCAGCTTCCATAATAGGATTTTTTGCAGCTACACCAGCAGCTTTAGAAGCACTACCACGGATTAATGATTCATTTACAGGAGCTTTCTTATTAACAAATCCTTCAGATAAGGTTTCATAAACAAGTTTAGCTTCTTTAACACTAGCAGCTTTATCAAAAGCAGCTAATACTTTTACTTTTTGACTTTCAGTCAAGTTTTTAGCTTTAAAGATTTTGTTGGTGTAAAGCAACTTAGCGTTGAATAAGTTAACTTCATTAAGTTCAGTTTTAATAGACTCAAGAGCATCGTAAGCTTCTTTTAATTCTTTTTCAGCTTTATCTTTTGCTTCTTTCATCTTTTTAACTTCATCTTTCATTTTCTTAACTTCAGCAACTGCTACAGTTTCATCTCCTTCATCACCTTTCATTTCATCACCTTCATCACCTTTTTCATCATCATCACCACCTTCAACAGCATCACCAGCTTCTAATTCACCAGCGGATACCATATCGGAGATTACGTCTTCGATAAATGCCTTAAGATCATCTTCATTCATGTTTTCAAGATCGATTTCTTCTTCATCAGAAACTTCAACCTTTTCATCTTCGTTAAGATCTTTTTTCTTGTCATCTTTTTTCATTTTGCCTTCTTCCATAGTGTCGTCTTCTTCATTCATGTAGTCACCTTCATCCATGGTGTCGTCTTCTTCATTCATGTAGTCACCTTCATCCATAGCTTCAAGTTCTCTTAAAAGTTCATCAAGATCCATTTCATCGAGTTCTTCTTTACCCTCTTCAGTTTTAGATTTCATTTCAGATGCTTCTTCCATCGTAGCATCATCTTCCATTACATCTTCTTCATCCATAGAGTAACCTTCTTTCACTTCTTTTTCTTTGTGTTTTGCTTCTTCCATTGATTCTTCTTCATCCATTTTATCCATTTCAGAAAGCTTTGCAGCTAACTTTTCTTTCAAATATGGAGTAAAAGCTTCCTCAAGAGCAGCTTTTGCATTGGCGATGGCTGTTTCCTTTACAGCTTTAGCATCGGCAATGGCTTCTTTAAGTAAGTCTCTGTTTGCCATTTGTTTTTTGTCCTCAAATAAATTTTTTGTTGGAAATACGCTTATTGATGATTGATGGAAATCGAAGCGTAATAAGATATTTTTAATCGATGCAACATAGAGCGTTGCATATTCTCATATACGTATATGAAGATTCTTTAAAGTCGCAGAAATATGAAACCCTCCTTTTTAGGGGAGGGTTGGTCCGAGGATGCTATCCAAGGAGGGGTACTTAAAATATAGGGCAAGTTCCATTAGCACATAAAATTTCAGTTAATAAGGTATTAACTTTACCGTATTGATAAGTTGATACTTCTTTACCTTCTTTAACTAAATGCATATATGAACCTGGATTTGAGGGAGTTGATACAAAATCCCAACATAATAATTCAAAATCATCTTGTACTTCCATTGTTCCTTCTTTCATTTGTTTTAAGGAACCCATACCACGAGATGATACACCTACTGTTACATTATTATCAATAAGTGCTTTTAAAATATTACCTGATATAGTTGGTAAAATTTCTATTTTGCCTATTACTTGGTCACCATCCCACCAACAATCTCTAATTATATGAGATACGTTTTTTAAAGATATAATAGAAGAATCAGGGTGATCTAATTCACCTGTTGCTCTATTTTCTTTAATAATTTCACGATATTTGTCAATTTCTCTTTCCCATAACTCTTTTTTATAATAACGACCATTACCATTTTTTACTTCAGCTGTGGCTAAAATACCTTCAACTAAAGGATTACCTGAGGGTGCTTTTAACCCCTCAAGCAATTGTGTACGAGATACACTAAAGGGAATAGTTTCAATTAATACTTGTTTCATAATTAAGCTTGAGCAGATAGATCAGCTTCTTTCTTTTTAACATTAGCTAAAGTTAATTCAGCCGCCGCTACTTGTTTTTTTAAATCTTCAACCTTTTTTTCAGCAGTAGCTATTTGTTGATCAAGAGGACCTTCTTCAATTGTACCTTCACCCAAATCGTCTTCAGACATTAATTCTAATAAAGATTTTCTTTCAATTGATTCTTTTAATTTTAAATCCCCATACCCTGATGATTTGTATTTGCCTGTTGGTGCTTTAGGTTCACCACCTCCAACTACATCTGTTTTATATCCAATTCCTTTAACACCAGCAAAAGCATTGATATGATAATAATTAATATCTTTAGCCATGTTTTTAGCAACAATAGCTTTTAATTCATCAACTGTTTTTTTAGAGTTTTTAGGATCACCCATTTCGGTTAAATAACCTAATAAAAAGGATTGACCATATAAATTGTCAATGTTTTTAGGATCTTTGTTATCAAATTGATGATCTAGAGCTGCTTGGACATCTTTATCAATTTTATCAAAGGTATTTTGATCACCATATTCTTTTTTATCTTTAACACCTACTGCTTCAGCAATATTTTTATTAAAGATTTTAAACCAATCTGGTTGGCTAGTATTTTGGGTTACAATACCTCCAATTCCTTCAGATAATACACTTTTATTTTTTAAAATAGTAACAGCAGTATTATAGTCTGTTAAAGGAGCAATTAATTCAGGAAATACACGACGAGCACTTTTTAAAAAGTCGTCTTTATTTCCTTTTCCTTCTTTAATAAGGATGTATTGTTGTTGTAATGTTTTTTCCATCGGTTATAAATATTAATTGTAAAGCAAAATTGCTCCTGATGATAATGAACAGCTAGTTACAAAGATAGGGATTGTGAATCCAGCAGGTATAATCCAATCTGTTGATGTTAATTCTGCTCCATAAGCATCTCTTAATCCTGTTATAGTAGCGGAACCAGATACTACTGTAAATCCTGCAAAACTTCCTGTTACTGAAGTTGTAGTTACTATTCCGGTGGGGTTTACTGGTATATTTGCCATGTTGTTATTGTTTAAATAATTCTATTAAGTCGTCTAAATATTCTTGTGCTAAATCAGTGCCATATACAATACCAAATGATTCAGGTTTATTTCTATAATAATCAATTGTTTTATTTTTGGCTTGCTGCATCATTGGAACTAATTGATTTAATTTATCTTCTAAAGCGTCAAAAGCCATTATACGACTTTTAACAAATTCCCTTCTTTGGGGATCATTTATTTGGGTATCATCAAGAAATTGTTCTGTGTCTTCAACTTCTTTTAAAGGGTTTTTTACTAATGTATATTTAAAATCTGTTACGTATTTATTTTTTGTTACACCTGTAGGACCAGCTTTAGGACCAGGACCCATAGTTGCTCCAGGACCTTCAGTTACTTTTTTAAATCCAGCTTGTGTATAAGCACCATAAGTTGATTTACGGGGAGAAGGACCTGTATGATTTTCACCCTCACCACCAGATGTAAATCCTGAATTAGATGCTATTGTTGACATTTCATTTAATTCATTTTTAATTACCTCATATTGGTCCGGATAATATTTACGTAAATAACTTCTATAATTATTAAAAGCATCTTTAACTTTAGATAAAGTATCAATTACATCTTTATTTCCTCTTCCCTCAGGTGTTCCAGTTAATGCTTTTAAAGAATCTACAGCATCATAAATTTTCTTTAAACTATCAGCAAAGGAAGCTAATTTAATAATTTTATGTCCTACAGAACCTGTTTCAGGGTTAATCGATGATGTTTTAAAATATGTTTTTAAATCTTTATCAAAAAAATCATACTCCATATTGATAGGACCATATTGCTTTTCTAACCTTGTAAGCAAAGCAGGGTCCACATCCTTAGGTTTAAGGGTTTGTCTTTCTTCTTTTAATTTAAATTTAAATTTACCCATTTATTTTAACCAGTTCCTCTAAAAGTTCGTAATATTGTAATAAATTAACTAAATCATCATTACCTACATTAGAAATTTTTCCTAACGGAGTTAATAAATTAGTTACCTCATTTAATTTAATTTGAATTGCTTTATCTGTAACTTTTTTAGAAATTTTATTTAATTCTTCTTTAATTTCCCCAACTTTATTATTATAAAAATCTTTTAATTTAGGAGTTGAATCAACTGAATTAATAAATTCTTTTAATACTGTTTTTTGGTTATCATTTAGTGAAGCATATTTGCCATTAAATTTCTCTAATAATACTTTATAAGTTAAAATTCGTAAATCTTTATCATATGATTGAAATTCGGTTAATAAATCGTCCTCAACCTTTTTCTTATCAATTGATTTAGTTGTTAAATTTTCTAAAATAGCAATTTTATTAGAAATAATTTGATCGGGATTAGATAAATTTTCACTATTGTATATTTCTAGTAATGTATATAAGGCAGCGTGAATTTTATAACTAGGGAGTTTTGTTTTGAAGAATTCTTCTAAGTTATAATATTTTTGAACTTCATTAATTAAATTATACTTTTGTCTTTTTAAAGCACCTCTATTTAAATGCTTTGAAGATTCAATTACTGAATTAATTACTACTTCAGCTTTACCTTCTGTTAAATTTTTGTGTTTAGTTAAAGTTTCATACAATTTATATTCTCTTCCTAGTTCAGTTTTTACAAAGTATTTTTTAAGTATACCAGTTGCTTTAGAATCTTTACCTGATAAGGTATCAGCCGTAATTTGTCTAACTAAAAGTTCAAACAAGATTCCTGTATTTTTATACTTAGAATGTTTAATGTTCATTCCCAAAGATTTTGTTATAAATATATAAAGATTTTTATTCCTTTAATTTACTTTCATCTAATAGTGATTCTTTATTAGTATCTTTATTAAAAATTATTTTTTTCTCTAAAGATTCTAATAATGTTTTATTTTTTGCCTTAATTTCTAAAGCTAAGGGAGAAACATCTTTTTTAGGTCTACCATATCCTTCTTGATCATCATTTTTCATTGCATCTCTACCTAATCTATCTTTACCAAAAGCATTATCTTGAGTATTAATATTAGATACTTTTTCTTTTGGACGACCTAAAGGTTCTTTTTCATTATATCCAGTAGGAACATCCATACTATCATATCTTCCTTTACCATATAAATAAGCTAAGTCATGAGGTGTACCATAGGATTTACCTGTTTCTAAAGGATCATTACCTTCGGCTTCAATTTGTTTAAGTCTAAAAACACGTTTTTGGTCTTGAGTAATTAAATCTCTCATTTCCTCATATTGGTCTTGGCTAAAGTGGAATATATTTTCATAAATCCAATCTGATGAGAATAATTTGGTTTCAGCCATTTGTGCTGCTAACTCCATTTTTTCTTTCATCAAAGCAATCTTTTCTTGGTCGTATATAATAGAAGGAGTAGTTAATGATAATTCAAAATTAGCTAAACTATCGGAGGTATAACCTTGAGTATATAAATGAACTAAAGCTATTTTATACAATTCGGATAATATAATACGTTGTAATCTATCAATTGTACGAGCAAATCTAATATCTTCAGCAGCTAATGTTGCTTTACCTTGTAAATTCTCATCATAACCCATATATGCTTTTGGAACTTTTAAGGCCGCGAATACTTTATCTCTTAAGTAAGTAACATCTGCAATACCATCATATTGTAAACCAGGTGTAGTTTCAATTTTAGTTGTTGTGTCATTACCACGAATTGGAATATAAAAATCTTCCAATAAGTTTTGCATATTATATTTTAAATTATAATCTCCTGTTTTACTATCCATTAAAGGAGTACGCTTCATTGTAGAAATAGTTTTCTGCATAAAGTTTTCTACTTCATTTGGAGGAATAGAACCAACGTTAATATAGAATATACGTCTATCAGGAGAACGAGCAATTCTATGAATTAACATAGCATCTTCTGCTAATGAATATTGTTTAAATAATCTACGTGCTGGTTCTAAGTATGAACGACCATAAGGTAAATAATTAACATCAGTCATTAAACGGAAATGAGCCATTTCATAGTTATCAAAATAAATAGCTTTATCATTATAACTATCTTGGGTTTGGTTTGGTAAACTATAATATCCTGTATTAGCTGAGCCACCATAAATTCCATCAGGTGAATATCTAAATCTTATTGCATTTGGGTGTTCTTTATCGTAATTTTCTTGTCTTTCAATATGATAAGCAGTAAAGGGAATTACATTATAAACACCATATTTTTCAGCAATTTCTAATTTAAGGAAAAAGTCACCATATTTACACATTTGGCGAATCCAAGCCCATAAATTAAATTCAATATTTAATACATCATAAAATAAGTTATAAAGGATTTGTTGTATATCTTCATCACTAGATCTAATTTGTAAAACTTCACCCATTTCATTTTTAAGAGTAGATTCTTCAGCTATAATATCAAGAGCCGAAGCAATAATGGCATCATTATCCATTACATCATAATCTGAATATATATATGATCTTAGGTATTGGTAGTTAATTCCTACTTGCTGGCCATATAATGAAGTTGATGATGGGGAATAAATTCTATTGAATCTATCTATTAAAGAATTATTTGCAACATCTCCTGATTGCTGAATTGTATTAGTATCTAAAACTTTTAACTCATTTCCTCCTGTATTCCTGATAATTACATCAGTTGAAAAGAGTCGTTTTAATCGGGTAAATAATTTAGTATCTGCCATTTTATGTTTTTATTATTATAAATATTATAGTATCCAGCTAATGTCTTCTATTCCGCCATATGGATTTTGAATTTGATATGGGTTTTTCATATTGTTTGGGTTATAAACACCTGTGTGAGTGATTTTACTCATATTACCAAGTGCAGCGCGGGTCATGTCATGAGACATTTGTTGAAATTTTAAGGATGTATCTCTTAAAAACATTCCCACACCAAAACTCATTACTAAATCATCATTATAACCAGATTGAGCTTCTGGTCTACCATTTTTCCAAATAAATACTTTCATTTCCTCTAATAATCGTTTTGAACGAATTGTTACAGAACGATCACCAACATACTCTCTAAATTTATTTATTACTAAAGGTCGTGTTCTTAATGACATAGTAAATCCAGGTGTTAAATCTGAACCTCCTTCAAATACTCGTAAGTATGAATCAGCTGTTAATTGGTCGGATTTTGGTGAATGATATAAATTTCGATAACCTCTCTCAATAATAGCATCTAATGTTGCCCAACCAATTGAAGCATTTTCAACTACCAACATTGCATTATTATATTCGGAAGCTAAACCAACTAAAAAATAACCAAATTCTTTAGGTGGTAATTGTCCTTTGTATTCGGCTACTTGTGTATTAGTAGCAATATCAATAACATGAGCTGCTGATGAGTCTTTACCATCACCACGAGCAACGTCAGCCACTATCATATACTCACGTGTATAATCTGCTGGTTCCCATACCCAAAGGTTTTGATCTGCTCCTCTACGCTCAATTGGATCTTTAATTGTTGTTTCTTTTAAAAATTCAATCCATTCAGAATAAAATACTACATCACCTGATGTACTAAAGTCACAATCACATTCTTGTGATGCTAATCTTGGGTCACCTAATAATTCATCTTGACGTTTTCTCCAAGCTTCATCTCGTTCAGGATGGACATACCAAGGTAATTTAATTGGTAAAAAATCATTTTCAGCATTTTCTGCTGATACCCATGTTTTATGAAACCAGTTTCCAGTTCCATAGGGAGTAGATAATACAATTGCTCCACCACCAGTTGCCAATGTTTGTTGAGCTGAGGCCCAAATTTCGCCAATTTGTTCAATAAAGGCCGCCTCATCGACTATTAGCAAAGATACTGCTTCTGAACGACCTGCATCCGAACTTGCTGAGGTTGCTTTAATTTGAGAACCATTACTTAATCGTAATGAAAGTTTATTATTTTCTTCTGCTTGTATTTTTAACCATGAAGGTAAGTTATCAAACATAAACTTAACTTTTGTAACCATGTTACGAGCAGTTTCCTGTTTAGTTGCAATACAAAGTATATTTTTATCTTTATGAAATAACATTAACCATAAAGAATAACCTGCTGCTAATGTTGATATACCTAACTGGCGAGATTTTAATACAATGGAATATGGATTATCTCTAAATAAGCGTAATGTTTTTTCTTGGAAAGGATATAAATTAAATATTACTCTACCACGTTGGGGGTGTTGAATATGACAGTATTTTTTCATAAAGTGAGCAGGATCTTGCAAGCACTTTACATACTCTTGTCTAATTATTTCTTTTAAATCTTGACTCATATTATTTAGAGATTCGCCAATAAATACTAGCATTCAACATAGGTTGAAGTCTATTATTGGCTCCTACTCCTACTTTATAAATAGTTTTTCCTTTATTTTCATATAAAGCATCTAATGAAGCATAATTTCCAATTAAACTAAAGGTAGGACCAATAAATAAAGCATGTTTTTTAACAACTTGTTTGGTAATAGTAGTTTCTATTATTTTATGTCTTACAGAAGCTAATAAATCGCTTTTAATAGAATCTAAAGGACACATTGAATATATTTTAGTATAAAAATAAGCAGT